TTTTTTGTATGGCCAATTTGGATTCACATAGTCTGCATGATAAAAAATAGCTTCACGTAAAGATTCTAACCTAAACCCTTCAAGCAATACTTTTTTTGCAGCTACAAGACTTTCTTGGTATTCATCACTTTCCTTATTGATTTTTGGAACTTTCATGCAATACCAACTAAATTGACATACTACTTTTTCCATGAAAATATTTTTTTCATATACTACTTTACATACATCTTTGGGAAACTTTGGATGGTCAACACGATTTAATGTTACCTGAGCTACTGCAAGTTTACCCTCAAATGGCTCAGTTGCAGCTTCATTATAAATGTTTGTTGTCAGGCAATCTAACATTCGGTCAACATTTCCAGCGGTAACATATGATTTGTATGTTTCATTTTTAAATGGGATATTCTCATACTTGTATGATACTATCATATAGATAGTAGCGATTACAAGTAGTAACCCAAAAAATTTGGTAAATAATTTCATTATAAACATAATTTTCCTTCCTGGTTAAAGAAAGTCGCAACTATAACTGTTTTAAAGTTTGTTGTCAAACTTTTGTTTTTAACAATCGCAGTTACATCTAACGACTTCGGCTATTGCTTCATCAACATCATACTTGAAACATCCAAGTGTTGATGAAGTATATGCAGCATTTAAATTAGGAGGAATTACATCTGACGCATCTGACCCTGCAAAACTTCCAGGAATCATAGGACTATCTGTCACTAAATCAGATCCAACACCACTTACTAATCTAGGTCCTGCTCTTACAACTGCAATGGGTTCTAATGCTACACTTGATATTGCACCATTAATGCCCAAATCTTCTACTCCAGTTTGGAATATATTAATACCCGTATCAATTTGATTTGTTACTGGTACTGGTAGTTGATTTGCAGGACCTGTTCCATTCATTTCTGGTCCTAATAAATTAGTATTATTTGTGGAATTTTTCGGTAAACTAAGAATCTGGTCGATAACTGTGTATTGACCAACTTGAGAAACTTGATTTGAAATCTTATAACTTTCAGTATTAGGATCATAAAAACCCATTGGGCAAGTTGATAATGTTTGCCCTGAATCACCTTTCTGTAAGTAATTACTAGGTAATGTATATGTTGTCACAGGATTAGTTGGATCACCGTTTACACCTGATATATCTATTCCAAACAATCCAGTAGGTACTGTACCGTTTGATGACAATAACTTAACAGTTTTGCTATCTAACGCATCTGGAATTTTGTTATCTAGCGTGATGCCTATCTCTTGTAACCTTGCAGCATTTCTTTCTTGACGCATCAAGCTTAACAAATTTTGTCCACCGACTGTAGTTAAATCAGCAATAGATTCTAATGTCTGAGCATACATATGTGGTAATGTATTTTTACTCAATTCATTTATACTATTAACAAAATTCGTTACAGTAGTTGGATAAACTGCTTCACTAGTATCTCTAGGGATAGCTACTGGAGGTAAAGCAGTAAATCTAGCACGTTGTTCTACAGTTAATTGTTGCCCAGCAACATAATAAATTGTGTTTAACGCATTGCTGGCATTGACATTACTTGTTTGAATACTTGATATTTCAGTATTAGCTTGAGTGATATAAGCATCAACAACAGTGTTCATTGTTGGCCAACCTGCATATCCTGATGCTGTATTTGTACCTGATGTTGATACATTTCCATTAACATCTACTGGCAATGTTGCTACTGGCGGCGATTGTATTGTTACTGTGGGTATAGTTCCATTTGGAGTACCAATAGAAGTAATAGTCGCAGATATTACTCTTCCATATGTACCATTACCATTTGACCCTACATCACTACTATCAGTTCCTATAGTACAAACAGCAGTAGCACCAGATCCACCGGCAATTGTTATTGTGGGCGCTACTGCTGAACCTCTACCATAACCACCGCCAGGGTCAGTTATTGTTATGCCAGTAATAGTATAGATCGGACCTGCACTAGTAGTATATTGAACTGTTACTGTTGCTGATTCCCATGTAGTTGCAAGATAAAGTTCATTATAAATGTTTTGCAGTTTTTTAGTGGTCAATGACTTAATGTATTTTTGTAAGTCATTCCACATATAAGGTAAGCCCGAAAGACATCCAAAAAAATCACTCATAGTATATGTACCATGAGGGCCACTTCCTAAAGCAAGTTTAGTTAACGTTTGATTTGCTAATGTGTTGTCCGTTGGCTGAGTTACTCCAGTCAACAAATTCATGTTTCTATCGGGCATTTCAATAGAAAAAACAACCTGACTAAATTTTTCAAAATCAATTGACAGTATATTTTTGATTTGTTGCATAGAAGCCGAAAACGCTCCTGCAACAACAGCTATATCATCAGGTAAAATTTGATATAGATAAGATCCAAATCCAGGATCTTGTGGTTGAAAATTGAAGGTATTAGTATTAGTAGTTGTTAGATTAGAAACAGTTGAAGTGTCTTTGAGGTAATTAGAAACCTGTTTGCTTACTGTGCCATTTTCAAATAGTAAGTAATAAATTTTGCTGTTTGATCTACCATTACCCATATCATATACTGGTACTGTTAATGAGGTATAACTGTTAGGGAAAATCTTTTTAACACTAAGTAAATCAGCTAGACTTTCTAAGTTTTTAGTTTTACAATTCAAAGGTATCAGTATTTCACTGAGATTTACACCAGTAATAACTAAAAATGAACCATATATTTTTTGCTCTTGATTCATTGTTACTATACTTGCGGTGCCATTAGCTATAGTAGTTATTTCTTGTGTTGTTAATCCAGCTGATAATAATGCCAAAGAAAGAGCCTGTGTCAATGCATTGTTTGAGTATATTGTTTGCAGTAATACTGAAGGCAAACCAAATTTATTAATTTTACTTAAATCAATTGCTTTACCTAATGCAATACAATCTTGTCCAAAAACTTGTGTTGCTAAAGTTACTCCGGATATATCACCAGTACTTAAATCATTTGTATTACTGAATGTCCCTTGCATGAAATCTATACTATTTTTAAGTGAAAGTATAGTTTGGTTGGTAGATTCTAGAAAGTTTTTATAGTTGATGAAAGAGAATATAAAACTTTTGTATTCTGGCATTCCAGAGCCTGAAGGAATACCATTATAGTTATATTCGTTCCATGCTTGTAATGCAAATGATCTTACAAATCCCCATTGGGTTACTGATACGTTGTCGTTAAGAGTTGACCATGGAATCCATGTTGCTTCTTGTCCTTGTCCTGTGTTTCCCGAAATAGAATATCCAGTGGTTGCGGGACCTTTATAAGTAGCAGAACTAGGGTAGTTACTCCAATTATTTGATGGATCGGTTATAGTATAACCAGGTGATTTGCTGTTACCCAACGCAGGTATTGAATTTTGTCCAATTGATATTAAGTTATCATAGACTGAAGTGCCTGCAGGGGTGAGACTAACTTGTCCTCTTACATATGCATCATTGATAGCATATGTAAGTTGTTTGAGACAACTATTAGTTATGACTGAGCCCAGAGTATAATCTGTATTAGTTTTGCTTGACCCTACATATTCAGTTACGAAGGGGTTTATTCCTAACCCTGTGTCTTGGAATAAAGAACTTAAAACATTTATACTTAATGGACTTTGTTGTGGCATTTTATGGACAATTGATATTTGGACTACCTTGAACTATACTATGACCACATGTGTTACCTGATGTAACTCGTAGAACAGGTGATCCTTCACAAATAACAGTGGGACTACCATTAGTCGTTGTTGCAGACAAATGTGGTCTACCTTTTCTATGAGGAGTGATACTACTTACATGCAAGCCAACAGGTATTCCATTAGCAAATACAGTACCTGCTCCGCGAATTATTGCACCTCCTGCTTCATTTGTATCACCTATTCTACTAAGTTGTGGCATAGTTTATCCAAGAATTAATTTTTTACTAGGAACCTTTATCCCAGTTGTAGCCTCTATATATTTTGTTTTAACTGCATCTTCTGTTTCTGCAATTATCGCAATACTATTAGTATTTAGTCTAATATTTTCTTTGGTATCTGCGGTAAACATGCTTGGCATCAATCCAATGCCTTGTGGTCCAGGAGCCACACTTACTGGATCACTTATCAAGTAGTAGTCATTAAAAAACCCTACTACTTTAGTGATAACTTCTTCTCCGGAAAAAAGCTTAAAACTGTAAATTTCATTCACTGTTAAATTCATGTTATGCTGCCAATCTTTGTTTTAGTTCTGTCAAACCACCTACATATTCTTCATTCATGAATATCTGTGGCACTGATTTTGCGGTAGGCACTGCTTCAAGCAGTTCTTCTTTCATCCAACCATCACCTATTTTTCTTTCTTCAAATTGAATTCCTTTTTGTTTTAACAAACTCTTTGCTTGTTCACATTGTGGACAATTGTACTTGCTCCAAACTATTACGCTCATAAAAACTCCTTTCTTTAAATTTCGGGTAATTCATCATAGTTTATATCAGCACTCATACTACCTACAAGATAGTTGGTACTTTCATTCTCTTGTAATGCAACTTGTTTTGTGCTGGTTGAAGCATGTTTGTTAAACCACGGAATAGGAGTTGCTTTAGGAGAAGATGCGTTATACTTTAAACCAATTTCTTTCAATGCAGTTGCTGCGGTATAATCCACAAAATCTTTTAGGATTTGAGCATTAAGTCCAATGACTGGGCCTTTCTTAAATAGATAATCCGCCCATGCTTTTTCTTCACGAATGACATCCATGTATAGAGCATAAACTTCTGCTTCACACTCTACCTTTGCTTTGGCAAAACGCGGATCATCCTTTACTACAGTATTGATAATATAAGCAGTCCATTCCTTATGTAGTATTTCATCTTGAAGAATAAGACTTATGATGTTGCCATTTCCGATGAAAATCTTGTTTTCAACCATTGCAAGGCTTGTAGCAAAACTTACCATAAATCTAAAGGCTTCTAGTGCATAGCTGGCATTTAATGCTAACCATATTGCCTTGATGTGCGATTCTTCTGGGCAGTTATTTGGGTCATCATCTATTTCTTTGATACAGTTTAATCTGTGTAAGTTATCATAGTACTTACCAACGCTACTAGCCATATCCACGATTTCTTTTGTATCATGGATAGTGTTGAAAACTTCTTTTGGAACGTTATAGATATTACGTATGATGTGGCTATAACTGCGACTATGAATATTAGATTCAAAGAATCCCCAATTAAACATCAATGTTTCTAGTTCAGGAACACTAACAACTGGTGTAAAAATTTGTGTAGGGCCGCGACCTTGCAAACTATCTAATGCAGTTTGACGCAATAGGTTACTAGTAAAGATATGTTTTACAGTATCGCTAGCAGTTTTAAAATCTCCAGCATCTTTAGTTAAACTGATTTCTTCTGGTACCCAAAAGAAGCCACGTGCGGTTGTTTCATAATTAGCAATTTTAGGGTATTTAAATTCCTCAAATCGTTGTACTGTTACCGTACCATCTAAAAACATTCGACGGCGTAAATAGTTTGGATTAACACTTAAGTTATATTGCTCTTTTGACATATTATTCCTTGTTTATAAAACACAGCTTTCGCAGTGTTCTTCTTGTGCTATTTCTTCAACATCTTTTAAATTAGTAGTAGGTGCCTCAATTGAAAGTTTAGATCCAGATTTATCCAAAAGTGAATAGTACAGTGTTTTTAGACCATATTTCTGTGCGAGCATTAAATTCTTTGCAATAAGTGTTGCAGGAACTTTTTTATCAGCAAAATGTTTAGGTGAATAAAAAGTATTTGTACTGATGCTTTGATCAACATATGCTGCCAAAACAGCAGCAGTTTTCAAATAATCAATACAATCTTTCTGCTCCCACATAAGTTGATATTTATTCTTCAACTTTTGATATTCTGGCACTACTTGAGTGAAACTACCAGCTTTACTTTCTTTAGTTGTAATTAGACTCATGGGCAACTCAATGCCATTAGTTGAATTGATGACCACTGAACTAGATTCAACGGGTGCAATAGCCATTAGTGTTCCATTACGAACCCCATACGTTTTCATTTCTGTTCTTAGATTTTCCCAGTCTAATTCAGGAGTAAAATCTGTTAGTTGATTTACGCCTTCTGCACGTAGTTCCCAAGGGAAAATACCTTGACCATAACGCATTTCATCACTATGCAAACATTTACCTCTTTCTTTAGCCAACTCGACATTGACTTCAGTTAGATAATAGGCTTGATGTTCCATCCATGATTTAACTTCAGCCAGTGCATCTTTTTCACCGTATTTAAAACCACGTTTAGCGTGCCAATATGCTAGATTAGTGACTCCTATACCCAATGGTCTAATTTCTTCATTACTGAGCTTACTTTGTATACTTAAAAAGTCTTGATAATCAAGTATGTTGTTTAGACTACGTGCAAGAATTCTGCAAGCACGGCGCATATCTTCTGGATTTCTAAAGCATCCCCAATTGATACTTCCAAGTGTGCATAAGGCCACCCTGCCCTCTGCTTCGTCAATTTCATAATACTCATATTCATCATCCAATTCTTCTGGAAGATAATCTATTTCTTCATATAGTTTATTCATTTCTTTATTCCTGATAATTTCGTTAATTCTTTAATCTCTGGATTTCGTTTATAAATCAGTTTGATATTAATTTGATAATAAACATATCTACAAAGATCACAAACTTTAAAGTATGCTTCACACATTAACCAAACTGGTAACATCCATATCCAGTGATACCCTAATTTAGGATCTTTCATATTAAATTCTCTTTCCATATTTTGTAATTAAGTAGTAACTTTTGCCTGTTGCTTCTTTTGCTTCTACTATACTACCATAAACAACACCATCATATTCAATTTTTACTGCTTCATGATGTTTGCCACCTTTGATTGCCAACTCTTTGAGTTGTTGACTTCTTTCTTCTTTAGTCATAAAGACATATTCTTTGTGCTCATATTCGACTTCTCTTTTGTTGGTTAATTTTTTACATTTATAACCTTTATACATACTTCTTCTACCACGAGAAACTGCACTCATAGCACTGGCGTTTAGTTTATGTTGGCGGCAAAATTCAAGCATATTAGTGATCGTCAAAACTTCTTTAGCAGGAGTAATAACTTCCCATTCATCTGCTAATTTAATTTTTTGTTCCTCCTTCATCGCTTTGCCTTTGTTGCTTATTACCAAGTCTGTAGCGAATCTTCTTTTTCTTGATTCGGATATTTTAGGACCGTTTCCACAATCCCCTCCTCCTGCATTAGGCGAAATATTGTAATAAAGAGAACTCTTAGCACAATTTCTTTCATCCAAATAATATTGCTCTCTTACCAATATATCTTCCTCTTTTTCAACATATTCTACAATAGTTCTTTCAAAATTTTCAATACCATATTTGTTTTTGGCATTTTCAAATCGCTTACCGCTTCCAGTATAACCATCATTGATTGTACCTTTATGTGACCCCAAGTACTTCATTCCATCTATTTTGTTTATCCATTCGTATATAAAACCTGAGTAATTCATTTGTGCCTCCTGTACAGTTATTTATCATTACTCTGTACTTTAAGCACATTTAATTATTGTATTCGCCTGATTTTTACTATATCGTTGGATTTGTTCTTCATAAACTCATCAACATTGGATTTTTTAACACGAATTAATTTACGCTCAGGATCCATTCTCTTAAAACTCTTGGTATGAAGTAAAATCTCTTGACAAAGATTTGACTGATAGATGGGATATAGTTTAGTATCAAAAGGACCCTGTTTCTGTACATTATCAATAAAGGTAATGTATATACGTCCTGTATCTGTTCTTTCTTTTAAGATCCCACTCTTAAAGACATCTTCAGCATTCATAGTCTTCTTGCGAAGATCGGTTCTCTTTTCGCATTGAACATATAAATGATCAAATAGAGAAATGTCACGATAGTATGCCTCATAAAGATCAGGGACTTCGTTAGGATCAAAAAATGTAATATTTTCTTTGTTCTTAAATCGTTTTAGAAATAAACTACTCATTACTACATTATAATCCAAATGTCGTACTCTGGTTTCTTCAGTTCCTTGATTATTCTTAAGAACAATTAGGTCTTCAAATTGATAATGCCAAATAGGATATGTAATAGTAGCGCTGGCGTTACGAATGCCACCCTGACTGCAGGACCTAAGATCACCAAACCATTTCTTCAAGAAAGGAACTAGTCCAGTATGTAGTATTTCACCCTTTCTAATTGGGGCGCCTAAAGGTCTAACTCTACCAATTTCAAGACCAATACCAGCACGTTTGCTGGCATATTTTGCCATCATTTCCCCGCTAGCAAATATACTATCAAGATCATCATCGCTGCGTATGAGGACGCAACTAGAAAACTGCTTGGTAGGAGTGCCAAGACCAGCGAGAACAGGAGTAGCGAGAGTAAAAAGACCATCGGATGCAGCATTGTAGTACTCCTTTATGTAACGCATTCTAGCTGATTGTGGTTCCTCACGATGAAAAACAGTGGCGGCAGCAATCATGTATCTGACTTGCGGCGTTTCATAAATCTGTTTGGTTGTGCGATTTTTTACTAGATATTTCTCAACCAATTGCTCAATTGCTGCATAGCTATAAAGTTCATCTTTGCTATGATCAATCATAGCATCCATTTTATTCCATTCTTCTTCTGTATACCATTCTAATAGTTCAGGCGTATAAAGACCTACTTCAACATTCTTTTTTACGATTTCATATAGTTTTGGTGGATCATATGATCCATATACGTCTTTACGAAGCATCCCAACACGTTGTTTACCTGCTACATACTGATAGTTGGTGTTACCAACTTCTGGATTTATTTCTACGTTGATTAGGTCTGAAATGGCACGTAATGTAATTTCATCTATTTCACGGGTAGAAATTCCATTATAAAAATGTGGTTGTGCTTTGATTTCAATCATTGATTGACTTACATCTGCAATACCTTTGCAGATTTTTGCAATCTGTGCTTGCCATTTTTCTAAATTAAGTGGTTCTGTTTCTCCTGAACGTTTCTTAACAAATATTTCCATTATTTTATCTTTCTTATTAATTCGCTAATATCTATAGTTTTCTTGACGGTAAAATCGCGTAGAATGTTATTTATCTTACTAATTTAAATCCCTTTACAGACTTTCTTTTATTATTAATCAATAAAAACACATTCGAGGGAGGAATTTTAAATTGTTTGTAAAAATCAAATCTAGTCAAAAAATACTGAGTGTTAGATTCTATGTGTTCCCAACAATATATTGTTATATCAAATCTTGGATGCTTATGTCCTGAGGTACTATCACTTTGTTTCTTTTTTTGTTGCTCTGTGTTTTTTGTTCCTAATCGTGAACCTGCTTTGCCATATAAGGGACTATTTGATCCTAAATTTTTTCCTAACATTTTTGTTCTTTTAGAATTACGGGTATTTTCAGATATATTAGTCACCCCGTCTCCTCCATCAGTCATATTTCTTAAAATTCCAGTACCTAAATCTTTTCTACCATACCATCTAATCAACTGCCGTTCGATAGCCAATGCACCTACATTAGTTAAATTATTTTCTACTATAATTATTCTATTTTTATCTTTAGGTACAGATATGTACTCATGCCTACCCCATGCTCTTTTACCTGATCCTTTTCCTATATAATAAGGAGTTCCATCTTCTCTAAGATATGCATAAACATAAAAATTATTCATTTTATTTTATTTTTAATTAGAGATATATCTATCATCCTTATAACTGTAAAATCTGATATTTTATTATCATTGATGGTATTTGGCCAGTAATTTAATACATAATTATTATTTACCAACACTAATACAACATCTTCATTATTATAATCTTTTGCTTCAACAAAATCAATTTTGTTGATTCCCAATAAATGCAGGGTGTATACCATACCTAGCCCTCTTGCTATGGTACAATATGTGTTTTCGTGTATTAGCTCCCAGGGATCGGGCCATTGATTAACAAAATCAGGATGTAAGTAATGATTAACCAGTGGAGTTTGTTGCCACCATTTGTCAACTTCTATTGCAATCGTTTTTGTGTCTTGTCCTGTTAATTTTTTTCTTAATTCGTACCAAGTTTGTAATCGTTGATCATATGGGCATTGAAATATGTTTATCATTTAATTTTTACATCAAATTTTTTAAGTGCTTCAATCACTACATTTGATTTTACAAATGCGTTTTCATCAAAATCACATTGTTCCCACAACCAATATTGTCTTTCTCTTAGGTATTTTCTATCTTTTAATAAGTTGATATTTTCAGGATGACCAAAAATATTTGGGTCACTGGGACCAAATAATACTATTCCTGGCTTTTTCAGTTCCCAACAAAAATGTTGAAAAAAGCTATCCACTGAAATCCAAGTCTTGCATTGATGCACTAATTCTGTTAGTTGAGATAAACTTAAATTTTTTCTGAAGTCTTTTACCAATTGAAGTTCTCCTTCAACTCCAATTTGAATTATTTCTTCATCAATTTTTTCAATTACATGGGTCCAATATGGATAGTTCTTTGGGTGAAGTTTTTCTTCTCTTAGTTTTTTGGCATAAGGTGAAATTATAATCATTTTGTTGCTATTACATTAAGAAATATATGTTTGTTATCTGGTTTGACGTATCCTGAATCAGGGGCCAATCTTGTTATGTTTCTAAATCCAACTGTTGTCATACTTTTTTTCAGTTCAAACTCCGTGTATAAAAATTTATGCATCAACCCAGGATTTACCCAAGCTGTAGAAAAAAAGTGACCGTATAGATTCCAACGCCCATCTTGATCAGCTTTTATAAATTCTTTACATGATTCTAAAAAGTCAGGTGTTTCAATTCGTATTGAAGCATTTGACTTTAAAACTCTATGCCATTCTTTTAATACATCAAATGCATGTAAATAGTCAAAGTGTTCTATCACATGATATGCTCTTATTTCATCAATGCTATTGTCAGCATAAGGTAATTTTGAAATATCGTATTTTTCATCAGCAACATCTGAATAGAGGTCAACATTTACAAAACCTTTTATATAGTCTCCGCCGCATCCTAAATTTAATTTAATCATTTTAAATTGTACAACTTTCTAAATGCATCTTCAAGAGATCCTTGCCAATTCCAATTATCCATTTTTGCGTAAATATTATAGTCTTCGATACTACCCAACTCGTTATAAGCATCGGCGATTGATTTACCTGGAACAATATCTGGATAACAACTGTAGATTACAGGATTTTTCAACTCAGGTAAAATCTTCTTAAAAACGATATGGTCTCCCATTCCGCAGTTCAACACTACGATAGTTTTGTCTTTATTTTTTACTTTGGCAAAAAATATTTTGTCATCATTGGCAAACAATTGTGGATCACCAGTTCTAATACCGCCCTTTTTATTCTTTAAATGCCATGTTACTGTATCAGGAATCAAAACATTTTTATAACCTTTTGTTAGCAGTTCATATGTAAACAGAGTTTCTTCTCTATGTGCGACCCTAGATAGTTCTAAACAATAATCAACAATGCCTGCCCTATATATAAAAGAACAATGCAGATGATCAACTTCTTGTTCTTTTTCTATGTAGTACCATTGCAAATTTTGTTCATTGTCTACATTTTCAATTTTACCAGTAGAATTTATTTTTCCCCATATTGGTGTTGTTAAAATAGATCCTGCTACTGCGCCTATACGTTCATCACTTTTTATTTTGTTATACAGATTTTCTAACACATTATAGTTTGGTATGCAATCATCATCTACTCTCCAAACATATTTATATCCCATTGTATTTGCTCGTTGATGATTGTGATGTTGTCCTTTCTTCAAAGCAAATTGCCATTCCCATTTTATGCCCATAGATTCCATCATTTGTAACAGATACAAATAATGTTGTGTTTCCCTGACATCAATAGGTTCATCATTATCGTCAAAAATTATTACTTTGTTTGGCTTTAGAGTTTGATTAATAACAGAAGCTATCGCAAGTGGTAATGTAGTGTCGTATCTACCTTTTGTGGATATAGAACATAGAATCTCGTTCTCGTTGTTTTTTTGTTTATATATCTCATTGTTTTTATTTTGCTCATACCATTCTTTATTAAACTTCTTAGCCAATGTTAATTCGTTCGTGTAAAAAATGTTTTCCCAATTAGAAACCAATGTTTTATCATGTACCGTTCCTTCTCCTTTGTGGTAGATCGGAAACTCACCCACATTTGTATTTGCTTCTTTTGACCAACGTTTATTTTCATCTACACATTTAACCTTAAACCCAGCTTCTTCTGCTATGTAACAATAATCAGTATCTTCATGTCCACCCACACCATAATCCAAACTTAATAATCCAACTTTGTCAAATACTTTTTTGTGTATCATAACGCAGAAAAATATTGCAAAATTTCGTTTAGTTATAGGGGAATATTTTAACAAAGTGCCAGTAATTCCCATATCAGGGTCGGTGTCAAATGGTTCGGCTAAAACTTTTAACCATCTACCTTTTTCCCAATAATCAAGAATTATTACATCATTACTGAAAAGTAAAATCTTTTCGCATGAAGCCTGTACTATGCCTTCATTACATGCTTTGGCGTACCCCAATGGTTTTTCATTCCAAACAATTTTTAAATGTTTCTGTAAGCCCAATTCATTGAAAGCTTCTTGTAGTTCATCTAGGTATTCTCTTGTATTATCTTTACATCCGTTAGCAGAGATAATCAATTCAATATCTCTAACAAAAGAGTTTTTTAGAATTGATTCAATACTAGGTTTAAGAAGATCATCACAATGATTATAAGTCGGGATAACAATACTGTATTTCATAAGTTTATTTTTTCCATATTTCTACTACTATATCAGATGGTCTCATATTAGTTTTGTTTCCATACTGATCAAAATCCCAATAAAAAATTCTTTTTTCTTGAATTCTATGAAAGCCTGACTTCAAAAATTTATCATGTAAGATTTTACTTCCTTTAAATTTAGGATTAAGATTCTCGTGAATTTCAATGGCTATATATTTTATTCTTGCTAAATCTTGTTCTGTTGCATTTAACAACAAATCATATTCTGCTCCCTCACAATCGCATTTTAAATATACATCATCAGTTTTTAAGTAAGACATTAGTGTTTGAAGTGATATTGTCTCAACTACTTCATAATTTTCTGACGCAAAATATACGCTACTAAGTCCAGAATCAGTATTAGAGTATAAATTTATTTTTTCACCATCTATTTCACCAACTGCTTTTTTGAATGTTGTTACTTGATTGAGATTTAATTTTTTAATGTTTTCACAAAGTAAAGAATATGTTTCTGATATCGGTTCTACTGCTATTATTTTTTTAGCGTTAAAATACCCAGTTAATAGTGTAAAACTTCCTATATTTGCACCTATATCAATGAATTCATAATTTTTTACTGTGGCAAAATCTAATGCATAAACATTATTAACTATGACCTCATTATAGATGAACTCATGTTGAGTTTTTATGAATTCAAGTTTTGATTGATGATCAGAGTTTGAGTTCAAAATTTCTGTATCTCGTTCCCATCTTTGGTTTGAATATGGTTCTTCTTTTGTTGAAACCAAAACACCATTATGGTCATATGCAAAAAAGTACACTGGTGCAAGCTTTATATTTCTAAATCCTAACTCTTTTAATTTATTTTCTATAATGGTTCTACCTTTATACACCGGGTGTAAGTCAGAATGAACCTCTAACACTATTGTCTTAATTCGGCGCATTGACTCAACCGTAGCATTCATTAGAATGTCATATTCAGCACCTTCGCAATCAAGTTTTAGAAAAATATCATCTCCTATACATAATTTTAAAATAGTATCTAATGTAATACTTTCTACTATTTCATAATCTTCTTTAAGGTTATACAAACTATTGTAACCATTATTTTCGTTACCTATACTAATTTTATGATTTACACCGTCAATATTAGTTACTACGTTTTTAAGTGTTATTATGTTTTTGTAACCGGAATCAGAAACGTTTTGTTTGAAAATATTAAATGCATTATTTACTGGTTCAACTCCTATTACCATTTTTGCACCCTTTGATGCAGCCAATAAAGATAGACAACCTATGTTAGCTCCAATGTCAATGACGGTTCTATTTCGTATTTCTTCTTCTGTTATATCATATTGATTGGATAATATAACTTCGTCATAAACAATTTTATTTTGACTTTCCATAACATTCAAGTTCCAACACGACTTTATCTCGTTATTAGCATCCCAAATACCCAGCAACAAACTATGTGCTAATGGATCATTATAAATTACCGGATCATTTACTATTCTACCTTCTGCATCAATATACTTAAATCTACAATCCTTAAAAGAACTTTCATTCAAATTGTGAATAAGATGATGCTTACTAAATTGCCCAGGTTTTTCATTCATAGGAACTGTGAAAATTAATCGTTTGCAGTGTTTTTTTAAATGTTCTACCACTTCTAAACCATTAGCAATATGCTCTATTGTTTCAAATGCTATGATAGTATCATATTGGTCCAACTTAAATTTATTGATATCACTACAAACGAATTCACAATTATATTCCCAGTTTTGTTCTTCTGCTGCCTTTATTACATGTTTGTCATAATCTAATCCAGTATATTGAATATCTTTAGGTAAAAACTGTATGCCGAACCCACTACTACATCCCAACTCTAAGACTTTTTTACCTAATAAGTTATTTGCCGCAAATTGATATCTTGCTGCTTCTCTGGGATATATGTTGTCACCTTTAAAAAACACAGCACGTTCTGAGTGGTTAGACAATGCCCACTGATACCAAGGCCTATTATATTTTCTAGCAAGAGTCAATGAGTTTTCATGAAATATGTTTTCCCATTCTGGGACTAAATTTTTATCATGTAAAGTTCCTTCACCCTTGTGATATATCGGAAATACTCCGGTAAAAATTGATGCTTCACTTTCCCATGTTTTTTCTGTGCATTCAATTACTTCAAAACCTGCTCTTTCACACTCAATGCTAAATTCAGTATCTTCACCGCCGCCTACTCCATAATCTAAACTCAACAAACCTATTTTGTCAAATACTTTTTTATGGATCATAACACAAAAAAATATTGCAAAATAATGCCCCGCAGGTTCGCTTGGTCCCTTCAATACACATGATATTCCACATTTCTCATTAGTTTTGAATGGATTACTAAGTAATTCTAGCCAATAATTTATATGTTGGGGGAGCAATATAGTGTCATTGTTTAATAGTACGATGAGATCAGTTGTTGCTTGAGTAATTCCAACATTACATGCTTTAGAGTATCCAAGCGGCTCACTGTGCCAAACTATTTTTAAATTTTCACCAAGACCCAATAAGTCATATTTCTTTTTGAGTTTATCTAGAAAGATTTTTGTATTATCTACACATCCATTTGCTGAAACTATCAATTCAATATCAGATATATCTGAATATTTAAAAATTGATTCAATACAAGGTTGTAAAAGATCATCGCAGTGATTGTAGGTAGGGATAACGATACTGTATTTCATTTAGTTAGAGTAAAAACTTATTTATTTTTATCTTCTAACTGTTTAATTTTTTGATTTAACTCTTTAATTGATTCAATCAATACTGCGATTAATCCGTTATAAGCAACTGTTTTTTCTCCTTTTGGATTTGTATGAACTATTTCTGGGAAGATTTTTTCAACTTCTTGAGCTAATACACCTAATGATCTTATACCATTTTCTTTCCATGCAAAGTTTAGTCCATTTAGTTTTGCAATATTGTCAGTTGGATTTGATATCTGCAAAAAATCCGTTTTCATTGTCATGTCAGATAATGAGTTGAACTCTGTAGCAGAAACTCTTCCTGTACTTGCATTAAAATATAGTTTAGTTGTTGTTACTTTTGCAGTTTGTGAAGATCCTGCTGCACCTACCATGACTGGATACAATGTAGTAGTAGCAGTGTCATCTGTTGCCGTAATAGTAGAATCACCTGATGTAACAAGTGAACCATTTACATAAATGCCAGTATCATCAACTTTAATTCTTTCACATGTTCCAGCGCCTATTAATACTGTGTTACATAGCCCAGCAGAACCAACCAATGTACCAATAATTGTATTTGAGCAGCCGGTTGATACATTAAATCCAGCACATAATCCAGCAAAGAAGTTATTTGATCCTGTTGTATTACATACTCCAGCACATCTTCCGGCAAAAAAGTTATCACTTCCTGTAGTAATATTTCTTCCTACCTGTCTACCTAAGAAAATGTTATCAGTAGCAGATGTAGCACTAAAACCAGCGCATTGACCAATTAATATGTTGAAAGAACCGTTATTAGTATATCCAGCACATGTTCCGAATACGATGTTATCATTGGCAGTAGAATTACATCTTCCTGCATTATTACCCAAAAAGACATTGTTATCCCCAGAGTCATTACATGAACCTGCATATTGTCCTACAAATATATTAAATAATCCACGCCTATTTGAGAAGCCTGTACTAGTTCCTATGAATACGTTATTACATCCGGTTAAGTTGCAATAACCTGCACAACTACCTGCAAAGAAGTTGTTTGATCCTGTAGTAGTACAAAATCCTGCATTAAGTCCTAAGAAATTATTGCAATCACCTCCTGCTAAATAACAACCTGCACCTTGACCTATTGCAATGTTAAAACAAGAACCTGCTCCTATTGAAGGATTACCGTCAGTAACAAAGAAGTTCTTTTGTGCAGTTAATGTTCCTCCTTGACCGGAAAATCCACTAAATCCACTGAAGCCACTTGTACCTGTGCCGCTGAAGCCACTTATACCACTGAAGCCACTTGTACCTGTGCCGCTGAAGCCACTTGTACCACTGAATCCGCTTGCACCTACTCCACTGAATCCACTTGTACCACTGAATCCGCTTGCACCTA